TGGGCAATCTGTTTCTGTGCGAGGCTAGCAAACGCCGCCTGCTGCTGCGTCTGCTGGGCAAATAGCTGGCGGTTGGCGGCACCCTTCGCGTTCGCAATCTTTTCTTCCTGCTTTTGGAGAACTTGTAGCTGCCGCAGTTCGGCAGTCTTGGCCTTCGCCGTCTTCAAGTCGCCTTGTCCGCGGGCTTCTTCGACGGCCATCTTGTTGGCCGCGATCCGGTCCTCAATCGCCTTGACGTTGAGGATCGCGGCTTTCTTCCGCTCCTCAATCACCTTGGCGGCGTCCAGTTCGATCTTCTGCCGGTCGGTCAGTTGCGACCGCAGGAAGTCCTCCACACGCTGCGCACCAACCAAGCGTTCTTGAAAAATCTGCTTCTGCCGTTCGACTTCTCGCTCGTACGCCGCCTTGTTCAGAATCCCATCCTCCGCCTGCTTTTGGGCGGCGGCGACCGCTGCTTGAATGTTGCGGTAGGCCATCGCACCGCCGACGCCAAACTTCTCGGCCTGCCCGACGAGCTTGACGAGTTCGGCATCAGTTTCCTTGAACGCCTTCTTGAATCCGTCCGTGAAACCTTGGTCGGCTGCCTGCTGCGTCTCCTCCAACTTGGCACGCAGTTGGTCAAGCCTCGCCAGTTCAGCCACGGCGGCGTCGGCGTCGGCCCTGCTGTTGTCTGCCCGTGCCGCTGCCAGTTCCTCCTGCAACCGCTTCTGCTCCCGCGTGACCGCTGCAATGTCATCGGCCAGCTTCGTCTCCGCTTCGCCCGCCTTCGTGAGTGCCTCGACCCGCTTCTGGTCGGACTCCACCTGCGCGATCGCCGCGTCACGGGCTTCCGCCCGCTTTCTCGTTTCCTCGTCGAGGGCCACGTTCACCATGCGTTGAAGTTCTTCGATGCGGGCGATCTCGTCCGCGGTCAGGACGCCGTCCTCCTGCGCCCGTGCCATCGCCAACTCAAACGACTGCATGGCCTCGGCGGCCGCGCCGCCTTGCTCGACGATCCCGTTGAACAGGTTGTCGAACCGCTCGCGGATTTTGTCGGCGTTCGTCTCCAGCTTGACCTCTGGAAGTCGCGCCTGAGCAATCGACGCCGCAAGCCCCTGCACGTACTGCTCGGCCGCGCCGGCACCTGCCGCTTCCGCCGTTTCTGCGTTGCCCGTGAACACACCGACAGTCGCCTCGGCCGCTTTCTTCGCATACTCGGCGGCGTTGATCGCGGCCTGCTCCATCTCCTGTGAGTTCCGCTGCGCCGCCGCCTCGGCCTCCGCGGCAAGCGACCGGCCCATTTCTTGAAGATCGGAGCTGACGTAGCTGCCCAGACCTTCAAGGAACTTGCCGAGGCCGAGCAGCAGCACGTTGCCGGCGATCTCAAACAGGTTGAACACCGTCCGCAACGACTCGGTGACTGCGGAGAACGTGTTGCCAACCGCGGTGAAGACGCAGCCGACTACCTTGAAGATGTCGGCAGAAATTGTCAGCGCACCGGAAAAGCCGCTCAACTGCTTCACCGCGTAGTCGAACACTTCCGCAAGTTTTTCGGCACCGGCCAGCAGCACATCGGTGATCGCGTTGGCAATCCCCGTTCCGCCTTCGTTGCCGTTGAATTCCTTCACGAACTCAAGGAACTGATCCGCAACGTCTGTGACCGCCGGGGCGAGGTTGCCGATGACTTGCCCGGTGATGCCTTGCACCGTCGCCAGCACTTTGTCGAAGGCATCGTTCATGTCGCCGATGTTTCCAACCTGCGTTTCGTTGACGATGGCCCCGAGTTGTTCCGCCTCTTGCCGCAATTCGTCGATGCTCGACGCACCCTCACGAAACAGCGGTGCCAGTGCCGCACCTTGCTTGCCGAATATCTCGACCGCCGCCGCCGCACGATCCGCCGCGGTTGGTAGCTGGGAGATGGCCGACGCGATTGCAGAGAACTGCTGCTCTGGTGCGAGTGCGCGGACCTCCTTGACCGACAGGCCGATCGACTTGAGGCTCTTGTCGAGCGTGTCGCCCGGTGCCGCCTTGCCGATGTTCACCGACAGCTTCTGGACCGCGGTGCCGAACTGCTCCGTATCGACGCCCGCCAACTTGGCGGCGAACGAATAGCCTTGGAGCGATTCCACGCTGATGCCGGTGCGGGCCGAAAGGTCATTGAGCGAGTCCAGCGACGAGTTGACGGAGGTCACGAGCGACGTTATCTGACTCGTCACGCTGCGGAACGCACCGCCGAGAAGTTGCAGCCCGTCCACCAGCACCCGCCCGACTTCGATTGCGGTAAGCAGCCGCACGTTCTTCGTCAGCGATTCAATGTTTTTGTCGGTCCCGCCAGCCGCCTTGCCGACGTTCTCAAGATCGTTTTTCGCAGCCGTCGCGGCCCGGTTGAACTGCTCCTGCGACAGCCGCCCCGACTCAAGGTGGCCACGAAGTTCTTGAAGTTGCTGGTCGTATTTCTCCTGCGGCGTCAGGTTCGCTTGGATGATCCGAGCCGCTGCGGCGATAGCCTGAGAGCGTTCCTTTTCGGCCGCGGCGGCGGCTTCGCTTGCTCCGCTGGCCTCGGCCTTGGCACGCGAAGCGGTTTGTTCACTGATGGCACCCTGTGCCAGCAGCTTGTCGATCCGCTCCAGTTCGGCGGCTCGCTTCTCCTCCGCGGTGCGGTTCGCCTCCGTCACGCGAATTCCCTCCGCGAACGCATCAGCGGTGTCCTTCGCCGCCTGCGTGAGGGAGGCGAACTGCCGTGCGTATTCCTGCGGGTCGAGGCCGTTCTTGAGGGCGTCGGACAGCTTCTGAAAATCCGCTGCGGCTGACGCCTGTGCGGCGGCGGCTGCGGCTGAGCCGGCTGCGAACTTGTCGAGGACGGCCGTAGACTTCGCGGCCTCGTTGCTCAACCCGGCAAGGCCGCGTTCGGCCTTCGTCAACGGCTCGACAAAACCGCTGGCATCAGCGGAAACCTTCATCGCCAGTGAGAGGACGTTCGCCATTAGCCGAGTTCGCGTTGGAGTTGTTGCAGCACGTCAATAATCTGCGTGCTGTGCTGCGGAGGTTTTTCAATCGGGACAAAATCGCTCGCCTTCGGTGTCTTTCCCTTGGGGCTGTACGGTGCAAGGATTGCTGACGCGAGCAGGCCCGTTTGCTGCCACTGGTTCGGGATCGCCTCGTAGTACCGCGTGTAAGCCATCCACTCCGCGAGTTCGCGCATCGTCATGCGGCGTTCGATGTCGCCCACCGTCATGCCCAGATGACCCGCCAAACGAAACAGAAATTGCCTCGTCGGGCGGAGGTTCAGTTTTTTGCTAAGTCCTCCACGTCCTTCTCGGTGACCGCGTTGTGCTTCATCGCGGCGTCAAAAAGCCGCGACAAAACCTTGACGCTCTTTCCGCACAGCTTGTCGATCTGGTCGCGGGTGAACAGCGGCTTGCCGTCCTTGCTGCACAGGCACGACACCAGCAGCTTCGCCCGCCAGTTCTCCATCTTCTCTTTCTTCTCCGCGAACTCCCGCTGGTACGACTCCATCTCGCCAACGGACATCACGCGAATGTAGACGGTGCCGCCCCACTCCTTGACGTTGACGGGAACGAGGCCGAGGTCATCGGCGGAAAAAATCTGGTCGGCTGTCAAATCCATGATCGTTCAATCCTTTTGGATGCGGAATCTGCCTTGGTAACGCCACACATCCAACACCTTGCCCGTGAATCGCAGCGAGTCGCAGACGGCCTTGGTCGTGAAACCAACTGTCACCACTTGGCTGGTGTTCAGTTCGTTTCGTGCCGTGCCGCCGAAGATCAGTGCGCCGCGAACTCCCCACGCAGCGGTGGCGAGGCCGGAGGTGCTGAAACTACTCACCTCTATAGTGCCAACGTCAAGCGACCACGGTGACGTAGAAAGACCGGGGGCCGCAGTCGTTCCGCGGGCGATTGGCAGACCGTCGCCGTAGACCACGTTGATCTCGGATATTTCACCGAGCGCGGTGCCGCACCAGCTTGCGGTCACGCCACACGTGTAGTGAGCCATGCCGGCCTCCCGGCGTCATTACCGCGAGACACGGATCGTCGCCTGCCCTCGCATGGCATCCTGCGAGGCGAGCGTCAGCGTCGAGGACTGCACCGTACCGGCGAGATTCATCAGCGTGACGCGGGCGTTGGTCGGCCCGTACGTGATCGTGATGTAGCCGGTCTGCTTGTCCGCGATGGTCGTGGCCCCAACGTAGTCAAACTGCACGCTGCGGCCGGTGTCGCCGGTGCCGGCACCGATCAGCGGGAGGTCGAGCGTCTTGGCCGTCTCGCCCGTGGTCTGCCCAAGGTGGGCGACGTTGATCTTCTCCGCGTCCGCACCGGGATCGGCATAGGACAGGACGATGTTCGTGACGGTGTACGCATACGAGGAGTTCGTCGCGTTGGTCAGCGGGTTCCAGAACAGAAGCGTTCCACCACCGTCATGAGGCGTCTCGAAAGCCATTTCTCAAATCTCCTGCCAGAGGACTGCGATAGTGAGTTGGACCGTATACACCGGCGGAACATCGCCGCCTGCCAGCGTCACAAACCCGTCGGCTTCGTTGGTGATCGTGACGTTGGCGACTCTTACACCATCTTGGGAAGTTCCGCCCCACCCATCCAGAGACTTTCGGACGGTGTCGGCCAGTTCTCTTACTGCCTCGTAGGTTTCGGCGTATACGTCCATCGACAGGAAAACGGTCGGCATCCCCAGCGGCCCGGCGAGGGTTTGCTGCCGGGAAATGCTGGACCGCCGCCACGTGATGAGCGGCAGCGTGGCGGTGGCGGGGGCCAGCACGGGGTAGACCCGCGAGCCGACCAACGCTGACACGGCGGCGTCTGCCACCAGCCGGTTGCGGATGACCGCCTCCGGTGATTTGAAGGGCATTGTCAGGCTCCCGTGATGGACCCGGTGTCCGTGATCGTCAGGGCGTCGAACGCCCGCTGGAACGAAACGCGGAGTTGTTGCGTAAGGATTTCCGCCATCTGCCGCTGCGTGTCATCGAACGCCGTCCGCACCGGCGGCCGGCCGGCCACGCCGCCGACCGGCGTCGGGTCGATGGTGATGGGCGTTTTGGACTTCTTGAAAAACGCCCGCGGGTACGGCGGGTCGGTCTGCACGCGGCCGGGCGCGCTGTTCGGCACCATCTTGAACGGGCCGAGCCGCCGGTAGCTGCTGGCGATATAGACGCCTTCGCCCTGCCCGCTGACCCAGTGAACGACGCCATTGCCACGCACGACCTCACGCTGCCCGTTCCGCGTTCGCGTATACGGCTGCGTCGGGCTGCGCCGTTGAAATGGCCTGTTCTCAACCGGCCGCGTGACCTTCCGCGGCTTCGTCCCGAACTCCAGCCACCACTGGTGAAACGCCCTGTCGGACCCCGCTCGCACAGAGCCGCCCGCGGCACTCGCGGACGAGTTCGCACCGGCTCGCTCGTAGCCGACCAGCCCCACCGCACCGCCGTCGCGTGGGTATGTTTTTACTTTCTGCCTGACCGCCCGCTTGAGGTTCCCCGTAGGGCCGTCTGGCGTCACCTCGCGGAGCCGCAGATACATCGGCCACGTGGCCCGTTCCAACGCCTCGCCAAGCAGCGGCGCGGTGGCGGCCGGCGTGCCGATGGCAACCAAATCCGCCCGAAGCTTATCCAGTTCGGGGAAGTTCGCACTGATCTTGATGCCGGCGACAGCCATCTATAGCTGCTCCTGACACAGTGCCTCATGCTCGCTGCGGTTGCCATGCTCTAGGAGCGAAATGATTTCCAGCTTTCGGCTCCTCCACAGCAGCCGCATCCCCTGCTGCGACAGCCCCGGCAGATACCGCAGCCGCACGCGGTGGCTCATCTCAATCTG